GAGACCGTCATCGCCTCCGTAAATACCAAGATTACTCCACGATTGGTCATACGTTTTACCAGCTAAGAAATTAGCATAAAAAGCGATAAAAGCGTTGAAAATCGTATTGAATATGGAGGTTTCTGGTGAACCCGAGGCCCGTGAAAAGCCCGTTTCGTACCATGTATCGAAACGGCCGTATCCCTGCATGTTGAACTGTTGATCATGTAATTTAAAAAGTTCAGCGTGGTACTCTTGTCGAAATGATTGTGCGAGTACCATGCGTTCAAGCATGCGCATGATATTGCTACCATGCCCATCAAATTTGCTGAAATCAGTGTTAGTAGCAAAATCTGCATGGTTCAAGACATTGGCTACACGATTTGCTATGTCTTGTGGGGTTTTGGCGAAAGCGTACCACTCTTTGTCTTTGAGAATGACTTCTAGTGCGTACATATACCGTGAATACTCTCGCTTAACGGCGGGGTTTATTATGGAGATAGGACGGGGTGGCTTGGGTGCAGCATAACTCTCACCTTTAATGAACATGGAAACACGAGCAACCGGGTGGGTTACAAGGTTTGACCAAAAGTTCAAACGTTGAGATGGGCGATGCTGACGATCAAGGACCTCGTCATAATCAGTGGGATGAAGTTGTTGTGGTTGTTTGATGAGTCTTTTAACGAATTCTTGCATAGCATAGAAAAGATGCGGTGTGAGAATAAGTTCCTCAGGTTTGACATCATTTAATCTCGCTTTAATGCATTCTTCCTCATTAGGTTTGTTCTTATAAGGAGCAAAGGAAGCGTGAATTAAAGGTTGCATAAATGCTTTAAGTGTAGGTTTGTATTTATCAAAAGCATCATAGGGGCGAAATTGGTAACTCCTAACACCCATGGATACAGGACAAACGACGTCAGGTTTATGGCCTGCTCGTGTCCGATGATATTCAAGGAGTGGTAAGGCGTTAGTTTTCTCGCCATCGACTAGTGCTTGTACTTGAGATAGTGTCAAATCGTGTTTGTTGGTGCGCGCTAAAGCACCTACTGCATCATCGAGCGGTGCGGGCACGGTGATGCATAGGAATTGGTTAGGATAGCCGGTTGATACACGAACACCTGTAGTGTCTTTGGTCATAAGTCGTGTAAACCCTTTACCGGCATTAACTTTGAGGCGGCTAAGAGTGTGTCCTTGAATGAACACATGGTAGGCTAAAGCCGCCATACCTTGCCAATGGCCGACGGGTGTTGCTAAAATGATTTCATGGTCAATTGATGTGCTACGTCGGTCAACGAGATAAGCTGATGTTTTGGTAGGTATTCCACAAAAAGTACGTGTTATCTTCATGTGGTCTGTACTGTAATTCCAAATTTCGTGGTGGAAATTATCACCGCCCGTCACACTATATTTAATTTTGTCAGTCTCGTCGAATGTATAATTATAATTTTTGGAGACTCTAGCAACAGATGTTGGTTGTACAGTATACATTATAGTGGGAGCGTTATGTTTGGATAAGAAAGCAGGCATGTCCATGTACTGATCGACATCAACCAAACAAAACAATGGATTGGTTGGTGGGTTAAATACAGTGGATTTAGCAGGCATATCCTTAGTCCAATAATAATCACGTGAGCCAACACGTCCATGCGTCTCATCGTATCGTGAGCGTTGGACGTAATAAGGAGTTAAGCCGAGGTTAGCGGCAAATTTCTCCATAAAGAAGACAGCAGTAGACCGATCTGCGGCAGCGATGCCGTGGGTATGGTTTTCTGGTGCTTTCTTAGTTGTCATTGCGAGATCAGTGAATTGTTTCCTGACAACGGTAGTGGCTAATTTGGGTGGGTTATGTGTCATGTGTAAGAATTCTGACAAATGACTGCGCA